GCCCGATGCGACCTTCGCCCTGAGCATTGAAAGTTCCTCACGAAGGTTCTGGGCCGGTTTCTCGATGTTCACAGTCATGGTTTCACTGCTCCGCGATCATGCCACCCACCGCCGAGATCGCGATCGTGACGGGGATTTCGGTATTGGCCACGCGGACGAGGCCGTCGAATACGCTGCGGCCTTGGCTGGTGCCGACGTGCAGCAGGCTGGTTTTGGGGTCGTGGGCCAGCGCTGTGACCGCATCGCTGGTGCCAAAAAGCGTGCAGGCCGCACCCGGCTGGAACAGCCGCCGCTCGTCCTCATAGATTTTGGCGATCTGGTCGGCGGTGGGGGCGGTAGCCGTCATGCGGATCAGCGCCTTGGGTTTGGTCCCCGCAATACGCACGGTGTTGCCCGTGACGCTCAGCCCGTCGATGGGCGCAGCGCTTACGACCCCGTGCTTGAACTCCCAGCGACCATCGGTCTGCTGCCAGCCCAGTGCATAGAGCGCGATGGTGTACGATACGTCCGTGCCTTCAAGATAATTGGCCGTCGAAAACCCCAAATAGCCCACCAGCTCCGCCCCGTCAGCCACCGGGCTGCGCGTGATCGTGCCGTTGACGATGAGGCTCTTGTTGTTCACTGAGCGGTTGTGGTCAGCCTCAGTTATTGAGAAGTTGTCCACCGACCCGACAAATCCGTTCCCATCGCCTTGAAAGCTGATGTTCGTCACGTCAGCGGAGGGGGTAAAAAACACATCGACGGAAATTGCGGAGTTTGTTCCCGTTATATATGCTCCCAAGAAAACCCTAAACATGCCAGACGCTCGGGCAGTGACATCATAGCGCAGGCGATAGCGCCGACCGGCTTTCAGCAGCACAGGCTGCTGAGCCATACCTGAAAAGGCAGTCCAATTAAAATTGATCGTGCCGCCTGAAATGGAAGTGTTCGCCCCAAGTATCCAACCGCTGTCGGTGTCAAAGCCACCATTCGTCACCATCTCCGCGCCGATCAGATCGGTGTCGTCGGTATCCGCAAGAAACGCGCCCTTGATATTGCCGGGCATCCAGCCGGTGTTGTAGCCCGTCGTGATGTAGCTCGTAACCGGGATGCCAAAGCCAGCGGATGTGTTGTTAAGGTTGGTCAGCTTGGGGTCTTTCAGATACTGAACGACGCCGTTATTTGCCCCGATATTCAGCCGATCTTTGCCGTCGGAAAACCGCCGAGCAAATGACAAGCCCGCAATCCAGAAGTTTGGCCAGAAGTTTCCCGTGTTAAAGTTTGCGCTGGGAATGTCGAAGATGTTGACCCAGTTTTCGTATCGCGACGTGGTGAAGATTTTTGTGACCCCGCCCATATCGACAAATGCAACCCACAGGGGCGCGGTCACATAGTTTACCAGACTGACGACGGTGCCATTGTCCTTAATCACCGACACGCCACCGCTTGTTGCCACCGCGATTGTCGGGACCGGCAGGCCCGTCGCCGGGTCGATGGGCGCGTCGGCCAAAACCGTCATGGCAACGTCGTTGCTTTGTGACCCCACAACGCCCGAGCCAATAGAAGAAATGCTAAGCCAGCCCGGGCTAACAGAGCTGTTCCTTCCAGCAATGTTCTGTGGCCACACCCGATGGCCATGCCCGATGTTGAACTTGTGCGCCATGTCGTCGACAAACGAAACGACAAACGGCCCGTTTACACTGGTATTGTTTGTCGCGTTTGCAGTGGTGACGGCCATAGTGCCGTTTAACATGGATGCCGCAGAGATGTTTCCGCTGTCGCCGTAAGTGATTATGCGGTTCCAGCCGGTATATCCGTTGAACACCATCCACATCGGCAGAGATGGATCATCGCCATCATAGATCGTCAGGCGGTTCGCCTCGACGACGATCATTGCGACCGCAGGAAACTCCCGCCGCGCCCCGCGCGTGGTGGTGTTGAGCGGCTCGTTAAACCAGCTAGTATGCTGGCACCGCTTGCGCCACGCGCCGCCGTCGCTATCGAGGCTGGTGTCGTAGACGAATATGTCCACGGCGATCACGGCCTTCTCGGCGAGGATCGCCCCGATGCCCTCGTAGGTCACGTTGGCTTTCACGGTTGCGAGATGGGTGGCGGCGTCGGCCGCGTGCGCTGCCGCCTCGTCCCGGGCTGCCTCAGTCGCGGTCTGCTTGGCCTGCGCGGCAACAACCTCGGCCTCGGCCTGCGCGACCTTCGCGTCCAGCTGCGCCTTTGTGACGTTCGCCTCACCGGCCAGTTGGTCGACCGATGTGGTCAGTTTCGAGATCGAGCTCATCAGAGTCATATCGTTGTCCTCGATGGGGGGAGATGGCTTGGTGGCGAACATCACAGTCAGCGCCGCCCCGCCCGGTTTATTCTTCGACGACCATACCGCCAGCGGCCGCGATGGCCGTGGTGACGGGAACTGTCGTGTTGGCCACCCGGCGCAGTCCTTGGAACATCGACCGGCCCGCCGACGTGCCAATGTGCAGGAGCCCGGTGTCCGGATCGTGCGCAAGGGCCGTCACCGCGTCTGACGCACCATAGAGCGTGCAGGCGGCGTTCACTTGGAACAACACCCCCTCTTCCTGCTCAATCTTCGCAAGCTGGGCCGCAGGCGGCGTGGTCGTCGTGACGCGCACCAGCGCCTTTGGCTTCGTCCCGGCGATCTTGAGCGTCGTGCCCGTGATCGTCAGACCGTCGATCGGCGCCTCGCTTACCACCCCGTGCTTGAACTCCCAGACCCCATTGGTCTGCTGCCAGCCTAAGGCATAAAGCGTGTCCGCATAGGTCTCGTAGGTGCCCTCAACATAGTTGGCCTCAGAAAAGCCACTATAGGCGATCAGCTCTGCGCCGACCTCCACGGGTGCTCGGGTGATCGTACCGTTGACCACAAGGCCACGGCGGTTCACCGAGCGGTCGGCATCGGCGGGACGAACCGAGATGTTGTCGGCCAACGAAAAGTCGCCAAGCGTGCTGTCGGCGTTGATGATTTGAACCTGTGTAGCGGTTGAAATAGCGACAAAATGTAGCTCAACCGGACCTGTTCCACCTACGATGCGGGTCGCGAGCACAGAGAAGTTGGCTTCATTTCGAGCTCGGAAGGTGACGCTTGTGTTCCCAATCTCAATGTCCGCGCACAGAATATAAGCATGGCCCGGAAGGGTCGTGATTGTCTGCGTTGCGCCCCCGAAATTCGCGGTATCATTGTTGATCTTGAGCTTACCATCGACAGAGCTGAGATCCGCTCCGCCAGTGGCCGCCCATGCAGAAGCGTCTATATCGAACGTCCCATTCGTCACCAACTCAGCGGCCACCAAATCGGTGTCGTCGGTTTCGGCCAGCCATGCGCCACGGATTGCGCCGGGCATCCAGCCGGTGTTGAATGTTGACGACAAAAAGGTGGCCATGCCCGCGGCCGATACCTTTGGGTCAGATTTTACGAAGGTAAGCCAAGTGTCCGTGCTGCTGTTGCCTCGCTTAACAAAATGAGCCAGATCGTAGGAGGGCAGATCCAGCGCCGCTGAGATAGAGCTGAAGGCAGTCTCGAAACTCCCGGCCGGCACCACCCTGCGAAACGGCGCGATATCGAAGCGGTCATAAAGGATGTGATCCGCTGCGATATTGGAGACCGTAACGGCCAAGATGATATAGATCGACTGATCAAAATATAGGTCTTCGCCAACAAATCCGACCCTGTTGCCTATGTTCCCCCAATTGGTCCCAGTAATATCCCATACGTTTCCGTCATGCTTGATCACCGACACACCGCCATTCGTCGCCACCGCAATCGTTGGCAATGGCAGGCCTGTGGCCTGATCGATCGGCGCGTTGGGCAGGACGGCCATAGCCACGTCGTTGACCATACCGTTTACAAGGCGGTACAGCGGCGGCATGCGATACGCAGCAGGCGCGCCCCATTCGACCGCACGGACCCCTGCTTTTTCCCCGTAGTTTGAGTTGGTGGAAGTGGCGGCCAGTTTTACCGACTTATCGGAGCAAAAGTCGAAAACAACTCCGCCGCCGAAGTTGCCTGATGTATCGCTGGCCGTTCTAACGCCAGTGATCAATTGTCCGTTCAGCGCAGTGATGCAGGTAGCATCGGCGGTATATCCATCGTAGAGGAAACGTCCGAGAACGCTGCCGTTGATCACCATCCACATCGGCAGAGTTGGATCATCCCCGTCGTAGATCGTGACTCGGTTGGTCTCAGCCACAATCACAGCCACCGCAGGGAACTCTCGCCGCGATCCTCTTATTGCGGTATTCAGCGGCTCGCGATACCAGCTGGTCCCAGCGCAGCGATGCCGCCACGCACCCCCGTCGCTGTCCTTGGCGGTATCGTAGATAAACACATCAACCGCCGTGACCGCCTTCGAGACGGCCAGTGCGGTCAGGTCCTGATAGGCCACGGCCGAGGCGGCCGACTGCGCCGCGCTGTAAGCCGCATCCTTGAAGGCCCCAGCCTGATCGCGGGCAGAAAGCGCGTTCACCTTGGCAGCCAGCGCCTGCGCGGTAGCCGACTGTGCATCCATAACGGACGCATCAAGAGTGGCCTTCTTCGAGACCACAGCAGATTTCAGGTTTTCGACCGAGGTCGCGAGAGCGTCCACTTGCTGTTCAACACTCATGGGCGGGGCTCCTTACGAGAATGCGACGGCTTCGACGAAGCGCGTTTGCGAATTGGTATAGGCGGTCGCCATCTCCAGGAGAGCGGCTTCAATTTCGGTGAGGGGCCCGGCGGCGTCCTCGACGATGCCGATATTGTTGGCCACCACCTGGATTTCCTCAGAGAGCGGGGCAACTACGGCGGCAGCATTGGATGCGGCGACAGCGCTGGCGGCGGCATTGGCCTCGCTTTGAGCCGCCGCCTGCTGGGAGCCGAGGGCCGCAACCTTCAAGGCGGCGGCAGCCTGTTCCGACGCAGCAGCATTGGCCTCGGAGGTCCCTGCCTGTACGGCCGATGCCGCTGCGTCGATCTTGCTTTGCGCGGCCTGCGATGCGCTGACCTCAGCTGCATCTTCCGAGCCCTTGGCATTGCCAGCTGACACAAAGGCTTCGGATGCCTTGGCCACAGAAGTGGTCGCAGCATTTTGTGCCACAGTCAGCTGGGTGCCGAATGTGGCCAACTGCGACTGGCCAGCCTCGATTGCCTCCTGCGCTGAGATCATCTGGTCATAGGTCGCATATGCCGGCAGGTCCGCAAATGCGGTCAGACCATCGCCGACCTTGTTGATCCCGGTGTCGATTTCAAAGCCCAGCTCGCCTTCGTCGAGGATCGGGTTGGCCACAGCCCATTCAGCCGCTGTTCCTCGACGCAGCTGAATTTTCGCGAATACGGTGCTCATGGGGTCTCTCCTGCGCTGCGCCCGTCAATCGTGCGGGAGGTCGGGTCTGTGACAGGGCCGCCGCAGTCGATCACGGCAAGGCCAGTGTAGTCGGTGTGCGGCCCTCCCCCGTCGAGGGTTTGCGGAACATAAGGCACTTCGATCAGTACCGGCCCAAGCGCGCGCTGTCGGAACGGTGATTTCCCAAAATAGACAACGCCGCTCATGCTGTTCCCCTCGTAAACGGTGACGGTCACGGGCGAGCCTTCAGCCCGCAGCCAGAGCGCCTGAAACGGTGCAATGCCGCGGACAAGCCGCATGCCCCAAATAGCGAACCCGCCGAAACTGCTTATCGGCGGCGGGGCGTCATCACCCGCCAATTGCCCCCTCAGGCGTGCACCAACAGGAGCGATGATCAGGCCGGCCGAGGCGTTGAAGGCCACCAGCGTCCAGGCATCCGGGATCAAGTGATGGTCTGTCGGCTCCACAGCCCCTCCTCCCGCTGCATGTCATCAAGGACGCCATCCGCAGAGGCGCTCCCCGATCTCGTTATGCGCAACAATCTGCGCCAAGGTCCCATCTGTCAGGACGTCCCCACGCGACGGGCGGATTGGCTCTGCCCAATCGCAGTCGTCATGCACCCAGCGAGGCTCAATCGCGCATCCAGCGGTCAGCCCGATCGCCAAGGTCAGCGCGATCAGCGTTGCGAACTTCATGGCGGATCTCCTTTGATGTCTGCATCGCACGCACCCGCGCGTCGGCCCGGCGGATCGCCAGATCGGCCTCGGCTTGATGGCGACCGTGTCGGATCAGGGCCCAGATCGCAAAACCGAGCGCGGCAGCCAGCGCGCCCCAGAAAGCGGCGCGTCGACCAAGCCCCGAGAGCGCCATTGTGATGACCGCGCCCATCACGGCGTTTTCCCGATGCGGTGGTCTTCGATCCGGGCGTTGCGGGCCTTCATGGCGTAGATGATGACCCCGACGAACACGGCAGCGCCGACCCACGGCAGGGTTGCCGAAAGCCAGCCCTCCAGCCCAAGGATGCCAAACACCCGATCCGCCAGCGCTCGCGCTCCTTCTGCTTCAGTCACAGCCGGTGCGATTTGAGCACTGATCTGCGCACCAACAGTGCCAAGTGCCCCTAGGGTTCCGAGTCCGATCTGAGCGTTGGCGGCCGTGACGATCCGGCTCTCGGCCGGGATGCCATCGGCCCGTTCAGACGCAACCCTTCGGGGCTCTGCGCGCTCAAGGGCCTCGGTCAGCGCCACATCGATGATCGACACCAGCGGCAGGCTGTTATCATCCCTGAAGGCCAGGATTGCAGCGCGTGTGCGCGGTCCCATGATACCATCGGCATTGCCCACTTCGTGATAGCCCAGCCCGCGCAGGCGCGCTTGCACATCGCGAACGGACAGGGTGACGGCCGGGGCCACATTGCCCGCCCGACGCACCCCGAGCAGCTTTGCGACCGGATAGCGCTTCACATTGACCGCATCGGACTGGTTGCCACCGAGCCCCCAGACCCAGGCGCCCTCGATGCGGTCAATGAAGAAGACATGCCCCTGCCAGCTGGAACTGCCGCGTGGGATCACGCCAATGTCGCCCGGCTGCGCATCATGGACCGCTACTGGTATGCCCCAGTCCAGATAAGACCGCGCCGTCAGCTTGCGGGTGGACCGCAAGCCCGCCTTCTCAAGGCAGTGGCCGACGAAAGCGGCGCACCAGGCCACAGAGTCATGCTCAACCCAGTCATGGCCGACAGAGGCGTACATTCCCATCACGACCGGGTTGTTCTCGGGTCCCGGGCCCTCAACGGTCCCGATATAGGTCTTGGCGATATCAAAAGGGGTCATAGCGGTCTCCATGCGCAAAGCCGCCCGCAGGCGCGCGCGGTCTGCAAAGTTCAGGTTTCTGGGGAGGTGGTGGGCGTGGTGCGGTCAACGCCGCGTCAGGTCAGGAAGAGCCAGGAGGCCAGCAGGCCGATGATCGACGAGACGGTTCCGGCGATGGCGAAGCCGGCCAGCACGGTCTTGCGCATAGCCTCGGTCGCCTCTTGATGGGCCTGGTGCCGGGCCTCCTGCGCGATGTTGTAGACCTCGTTCTGATGGACTTGCTTTGGCAGACTGCTCAGGGCCGCGCCGCCGGTTTCCAGACGGACCAGCCGCGTGATGAAGTCCTGCACCAGGGCCGAGGTCTCCTTGCGATGCTCTTTGGCGTCGGTCAGCTCGGCCTCAATATGACGCAAGGTGCTGCGTATCGCTGCGATTTCGGATCGCAGATCGTTGTCTGTCATGGGCTTCCGCCTTCTTGTCATATGCCTGTTTTCGGAGGTTGGCGCGGCGCTAGCGGTCGTCAGAGCCCGCGCCCTGCTGTGGCTGTTTGAGCTCCAGCGTCGTCACATACCCGCCCGCGCGCGTCAGCGTGTGGGTCACTGCCTCAATCCGGTACGCACCATCGACGCCGGGCCGCGTGCCCGCGATGATGCAAAGCCCGTCGGGGATGGCTGCGGGATCGCCTTCGATTGTCACGGTGCCTTCACCTGCATCCCGCGCGGCGGTGGCGGCATCGCTGTCGGTCTGCTGGCTGGTCTCGACCGCATCCGGTTTGGCAAAGCGAAACGCATGCAGCGCGCGCACATCGAGACCGGTGGCGCGCTCTGCCAAGTCCCACCGTGCCGCAATCATGTCATACCACCTTGCGCGGACTGTGCTGAACTGCGGCCGCCCCAGCTGCGGGGCGATATCCCAGCTCTGCAGATTGTCGCCCCACCGGGCCAGCACGACCGCCTGATAGGTGCCGTTGCGCTTGGACAGGAACGCGGTGTTGCCGACGATCCGGAAGTTGCCGCCCACCTCACGGGCCAGCCGTTCGCCCATGGCGATGAAGCTTTCGTCGCGCATCTCGAAATAAGCCCGCCGCAACCCACGCAGCTCGGGATCCACCTCAACCGTTGTGATACCGGCATGGCGGGCCGCATCGCGCAGGATCGTCTCGATGGTCGCGTTGTCCCAATGGCGCTGCTGACCTTCCTTGGCGGGCCCGGTCGTATCCATGCCTTTGGCGACGATCATCAACCGACGCCCCGCATTCCGGTTGCCGAAGGATTTCACCTCATCGACGGTGCCGCGAAAGACCACCCGCAGGCCCTCACTCTCCCAACCCAGTGCAATCACCACATCGGCCCCCTTTTGCGGAAGGATGATCCGGGCTTCCGTGTCGTCGATTTCCAGATCAGCGCTGTCGGTATGGGTGCCGACCTTGTCCGACACCCGAAGACCAATCAGCACCGGCAGTAGCGCCGTGGTAATATTGCTCCCCGCCACCGTCACATTGAACTGCGCGCGTTTGGACATGGGCAGACCTCCTTACCAAAGCCGGATCGGGTCCAGCACCTGCTGCGCGCGCGGGATCGGGATCGGCATCACAAAGCGGGTCCCGACCGGCAGGGTCTGGCCAAGATCGGCCAGCCCGGGGTTCATGTCGTAGATTTGCTCCACCAGACCGGGCATGGGCCGGTGGAAGCGCCGCCAGATGATCAGGGAGACGGTCAGCCCGTCGCCTTCAATGGTCACGGTTTCGGTGACTGGGTTGGTCATGGAGGTCCTCATGGCGCTCACCGCGTGGCCCAAAGGAAAATATCCGCCAGCAGCGAAAAGAAACTGGCTGAAGATGGGCTGGAGCAGCGTTTGACGCTGATATCCACGTCGATGACCTTTCCGACGCCCTTGGGGTCGAGATAGGTGGAGCGCTCCTGCACATCGAGAATGACCACCCAGCCCATCACCGCGCCGTCGCCGCGCATCAGGTATTGCGGCCGTCCCGACGCCCGCGCCTGATAGAGGGTTTGCAACTGGCCCAGCCCGCCGAACTTTTCCGGATAAAGCTTGGCCTTGATAGTCCAGCTTTCCGGGCCTTCGCCCACGAACTCCAGCGGTGGTCGAATGCCAAGAACCGGCTTTTCGGCAAAGCCCGCCTCATGGCCGTGGCCATAGGTGTTCGTGTTGAAGGGGATCACCTCGAACTGCACCGGTCCCAACATCATCAGCATCACGCAAACCTCATGCCTGTGTCCGCAAAGACGCCGCGGAAAGCCTCGCGCAGTTCGCTGCGCATCTGCTGTCCAATGTCACGGGAGAGCTGCGCGGGATCGACACGCTCCGTGGTATGGATGGTTGGAGCGATGCTGATTTGCACGTCGATCTTTGGAAACGCCGCGCGCGGCGCCCTTTGCGCCGCCGCCGGTGCATCGAACGCATCCGCTGTGCCGACCCGCGGCGCTGGCCCCTCGACAACATCTGGCGCAGACATGACGGACGGTGGTGTGACCAGCTGCGGCCCGATTGACTGGACCGCGGCAACCGCTGACGGCAGCCGCTGGATTGCAGCAACAACATCTTGGATTGCGCCAAAGGTGTTTACAAAGCCTGACCGGGACGGCGTGACCAGTTCTGGCCCCTCCTCACCCACCAGATAGGTGCCATCCCGGCTGACCGGGCCACCACCTGCACGAGCACCGTCAATCTCCGGCACTGACGGCGCGGGCGCCACCGCACCGCCCTCCGCGGCAGCCATTTCAGCGCGCAGTGCCCGCACGCGGGTTAGTGCTCGGTCGATGGAGGCAGTGCCGATCTCGGGCGTGGTCTCCGTTTCCCCGAGAATGCGCAGTGCCTCTGTCACCTCATCCGCGCGCAGGCGACCCGCATCGAGATCTGCTTCGACCCCAACCAGCTCTTCCTGCAACCGTCCAAGGTTGGCCAGCAAGGGAGCGGCCAGGCTGTCTCCCATCGGCCCGTTTTGATCAATCTGGTCGATCTGCGCCTGAACCCCGGCCATTTCACCGCGCAGGTGGCCGGCATAATCTGACAGGTCTTGCAGATACTCTGGCGTTGGCAGATCCCCGGCAGCACGGGCCGCTGCCAGCGTCTCTGCTGCCCCTCTTTGATCGGTTGGCAACAAATCAAATTCAGCCTGCCGCGGCGGCACCGGGATCTCAGGCGGTGTGACTTCCTCCTCCCCCATCATCCAGCGCAGCCAACGCGGCGGCTCGCCAAAGCTGATCAGGCTGGACAGATCAATGCTGCCGATCCCGTCGATGATGCGGCCCGGAATGCCCGCAACCCAGTCTATGAATTCCGCAAACCGCTCACGTGCCCCGTCCCAGATCGACTGGATCAGGCCACGGCCCGCCTCGACCAATGCGCTGGCCGCCTCCCCGATCCGGGCTGGCATGTCAGCAAACCAGCCAATGATATTCTCGGTGACTTCCCGCGCCCGTTCGGTGATCCGGGCGATGTCTTCCTCGGACAGGGTCTCGCGAGTGAACAGACCCGACAGCAACTCGCCAAGACCCGACAGCTTGTCCCGCACCCAACCCCAGGCTGCACCGAACCCATCGACCAGCGGCGTCAGAAAGGACAGCTTTTCACCAACCCAATCGAGACCCGGCGTATCCGTCCGGTCTGACTGCCCTGCCTGGTCGATGGAGTGGGTGATAGTGTCCACCATCGATAGTGTACATCTTGAGGTGGGCTGTGGCGGGGAAGAAGGGTCTGA